GCTTGACCGAGACAGCCCCCGAACTGTCATCAGAGTGTCGCCTTTGGAGACAGGTGATATCCCAAGCTATCTCAGATGCCTACCTTGATGACGTAAAGCAAAAAGAGATTGTATCTGACTGGATCGACACTCCAGACTTTGATACCGTTTGCGATCTTGCCTCAGTCAGTTCCGGTCAAATGAAAAAAAACTTCAAAGAAATTTTATTAATGAGGCCAGCTATAGCCAAGATGAAGGGTAGGTTGTTGAAGCATTTGTTGGAAAAGGAATAGTTATATATAACTAATATATTATATATATATATTATAATTATATATATTATAATCAAGAAAACTTCGCTTGCAAGTTTGGCTTGACAAGGTTCCTCTCTAGGCATATCGTTGATGCAGTTCTTGGAGGAACAAATGAAAATCGAAAATTCCCTTATAGGCACAGCGCACAAGTTAGGCGTTGGGCAGCACAGAGTTCAGTGTCCGTTTTGCTCCACCACTAGGAGAAAAAAGGGCATGAGAGACCTTTCCATAAATGTTGACGATACTCATGTTTTGTATCATTGCCACCACTGTGAGGAGACAGGCAAAGTTCAAATCGAAACCCAGCAATTCATACCAAGGAAAAAGCCCATGCAACTTGCGGTTAAGCACGACTACTCAAACCTATCTGACAATGCAGTCGCTTGGTTAAAGGATCGTGGAATTTCAAAAGAAACCGCAGACAAAGCAGGGTTAAAGACATCAACGACCTACATACGAGCGGTCAATGCAGAGACCGAATGTGTCGTGTTTCCATACACTAATCAGGGGCAGCAGTACGCAGCTAAGATCAGGAGCCTTTCGGATAAGGGCTTCTCCTGCAACGGCAGCCCTCAGTCATTCTTCAATATCGACAGTGTGGCAACGAATGATGATTTGATTATTTGTGAGGGCGAAATGGATGCCCTCTCATTTATTGAAGCTGGGTACGAGAGCGTGGTTTCTGTGCCGAATGGCGCGGTGATGAAGGTTGTTGACACGCATGTTGACCCAGAGGATGACAATAAATTCAAGTTCTTATGGGATGCTAAAAAGAAGATCGACCTAGCAGCAAAGATAATTATCGCCACAGATTGTGACACCGCTGGGCAAGCCATGGCAGAAGAGATTGCCAGACGCATAGGCAAGGACAGATGTTGGAAGATTGAGTTCCCAGAAGACTGCAAGGACGCTAATGACGTTCTTGTGAAGCACGGCAAAAAGAAGCTTGATGATATCACTGCGTTCTGTAAGCCTTGGCCTGTTGCTGGGCTATACGATGCTGATCATTTTTATAAGCAGCTAGATGACATCTACGAGAATGGCATGGGTTCAGGTGCTGGCACCGGATATCCAAATGTTGATGCGCTGTACAGCGTTGTAGAAGGTCAACTAACGGTTGTTACAGGGCATCCGTCTTCTGGTAAGTCTGAGTTTATTGATCAAATCATGATCAACCTAGCGTCCCGTGAGGGGTGGAAGTTTGGTATTTGTTCATTTGAAAACGAGCCACGCATTCACATCGCCAAGCTAATCAGTAAGTATCTTGAAAAACCTTTCTTCCAAGGCATGACTCCACGAATGACAAAAGATGAATTGGAACGTGGTAAAGCGTTTATTCAGTCTCACTTTTCTTTCGTCTATCAGGCCGATGGATCAATGGCGACAGTCGAGGGCATCATTGAACGCCTAAAGGTTGCTGTCATGAGGAACGGCATCAGAGGGGCCATCATTGACCCATACAACTACATAGCCAAGAGCCGTGACATATCTGAGACAGATTGGATTTCCGACATGCTCACAAAGCTTCGGGTCTTTGCTCAGTCTCACGGCATACATTTGTGGTTTGTGGCTCATCCGACAAAGATGATGCGCGATCAGAACGGCAAGATACCACCGCCAAAAGGGTATGACATCTCTGGTTCTGCCGCATGGTTTGCCAAGGCTGATGTGGGGCTAACGGTGCATAGACCAGACCCATCAAAGACAGAGAGCCAGATACACATTTGGAAGTGCAGATTTTCATGGGTGGGGCAGCAGGGTCAGGCAAGTTTGTACTTCAACCCGATAACATCCACATACACCAACGAACTTGACGATCCATTCGCGGACATGCCTGAGCCGAGTTATGATGTCAAAAAATATGGAGAGACACCGTTTTGATTAGACTGGGAAAGCAACTGCTTGAAGAAGCCGCGACTACGATAGACGCGAGAGGCGATCATTATGGTACGCCACTGGATAATTTTACGAGGATTGCCAGACTGTGGAGTGTTATACTCGACACAGAGGTCACGCCCATGCAAGTAGGGCTGTGCCTTGATGCTGTTAAGACGGCGAGGCTTTGCGCTACGCCTGAGCATTGGGATAGTCTGGTTGATAAGGCGGGTTATGCGGCGGCTACAGCGGAATGCTTCAAGCCAATTGGTACAGGTGATAGTAGTTGACCTTTTAACAAGTTACCTGTAACTTTTATTTATCACGTTCATATGTGATTTCCTCCAAAGAACTAGGGGTGGCTCTACTGAGCCGCCCCTTTTGTTTGTGGTGGAATGCATACAGAGTTAGGAGAAGTGACAGGCTCTGTATGCTTGCGGTAGTTCCACGGCTACCGTTCAACTCCCTGTCACCTGTTCACGTTCCAATGCATTCTAATCACAAATCCATTGGGTTGCAGATCTGCAATGTCACCATCTGATTTGTTGCCGATGGTGTATTGCTCACTGTATTTATCAAAGGTCATGTATGAGACAGGACGAGGCAGTTTGCCCACCTTGTTGCACTCATCGACATAGCTTGTCTTTGCTTGATCAATGTTCATTTAACCATAATCCTTTCTATCCTCTTCCGCCTTGTAGGCGGATATATAGTCTTGAACCATATCGTCAGTCATTCCGTACCTGCCAACGCGCACTGGAGCGCCGTTAGGTGCAGTCATGTGAAAGTGAGGGATTAGTGGTCTGCCGTAGTAAGCGTCAGCAGAGCCACGATCCTCAGGGCTGCCTGTCTTGGGCATCGCGTGTCCTTCCTCTTGCCATTTGCAGTGTTCCAACAATGAATATAAATATGCCAGAATAAAGCACCAACATTCCAGAAAAAACATTGTTATCTGGGTTTTCTATATGAGAGGCACCAGCCAAGCAAACCATCAACCCAAGAGAGGCAATGCATGCCCATTTAAATAAGTTACCCATAACTTTTACCCCGCATACTAAGCCTAATCATTATGCACCTCGACATTCTTGACAAGTTCCATGATAAGCTTATGGATGCCTTCGCTGAAATCACCTGTCTCATCAATGTCGTAAAGCCTGTGGAGAATATACCCCACAGCAACTGTAGGAACGTCAGTGACGCAATATGGGCATGGTGTGCAACTACAGCCATCGTCAAGGCCAGCGGACTCTGATGCGTCCTCTATGGCTACTTGAGCGTCAAGGGTGTGAAGCAGGATATGCCTGTCGTCACTGTCGTAGCAATCTGTGATTTCTTCGACCTTGTTTTCCAAGGCAACCTCAATTGCGTTCAATTGAATTGCAGTCAATTTAAGATTTATTGCAGTCATTTTGTCTCTCCCTTTTGTGACCAGTATTCATTCCAATGCTCAGACATCATTTCAGTCTTTTCCTCATCTGACATATGAGCCAACAGATCAAACGAACTATTGATCACCAGCTTGTCTTGAAGGTCTGTGATATCTTCGCACCCGCCAATGTGCTTCAAAACCTCATCAGCAAACCTGTCTTCAATCGACAGAACATAACTTGACATACCCATGCCTTACTCCCCTTCACTTAGAGTTAGATTGACAACCCGATTGCCGCTGGCATCGGTGCGGTAAGCTTGCACCACCTCAGTAGTTGATGCACCGACTAACCCTCTCACCTCTCTACGAGCCTCAATTTCAGCGTCAACAATGTTTTCGGCCTCGATAGTCACAGTGCGCTGCACCATTGCTTCGACCGTGACCTCATAATATTTTTTACTCATCTGTAACTCCCTCAATAAAAACAATTTCACCGCAAGGCTTTTGAACCATGACAGAGTGGACTTCCA